CGATTGTGCCACAGAAACAAATAACCTTTATTATATATTACCTTGATTTGGCTTTTTGTCGTTGCATTTCTTGTTTCTCTCTATCATTCTTAATTTCATAATACGCAGCCCAATATATTAACTCCTCTTCCGTCATAGACATTCTTAATTCTTGTAATGTCTTACCAAGTTCTGTTGCTAGGAAAAACTCAAAGTTCAGCCAGTTATCCCCTTTTATTCGTTTTTTGCTGATTTAATATCTGTACTTAAATTAAACAAAAATAACTCAATATCATTTAAAACATTTTCAGGAATAAACCTATGCAAATCCTCTGCGTCTGCCATATTAAAGGCTTTGCTACCATCTTCAAGCTCTGCAACCTGACAAAGAATATGAGTTGTTATTGTTAAAGCTTCATCTGTGCCAGCAACAGATTGTGCTTTCTTTCTATCGTATCTGGTTAAAGGTTTAAAATATAAAGTCTCAATAACATCACCATTAGAATTTTTCCATTCATATTTTCTTCTGGTGGTCATTTCCTCCTTAAAAGATTCAGTAAGAAGGTCTATTGTTCTTTTTGATGCCATAAATAAAATGCGAAGTTTTTAATGTTATTAAATAGCGGAAGTAATAGTTCCGTTTGTCTCAAATGTAATATTCACTTCCTGTATTTCTCCAAGAGTTGCTCCATAAGTAGCGTTGGTAATGATACCAGCGAAACCAATTTTTTTAGAAGCTGCTCCACTATCAGGAAATAATTCAAATAATGCATCACCAGCATCACCTGTTGTAATTATGTCATCAATAAAAGCCTGATAATCAGAGTTTCCAGCGTTGTCATACAAAAGAGTTGCAGAGCCAGAACCATCTATTAAACCACCAATACGGCTTTTAAATGTATCTCCCATTTTTGTGGTTTCTAATGTGTCTTTTGTAATAGATAATTCCCATGATCTCAAACTGCCAATCTCGGCTTCTGTGCCGCCAGCGTTCTCAAACATGAGCTTTCCTAGATCGCCTCTAACTGCTGCCATGATTAAAAATAATTATTTATAAATATATTAACCTTTTTCAGCTTTTTTTACATCTTTTTGTTTTGTCTTTTGATTTTCCATATATCTTTTACATCTTCCGTCCCAATAATTAGGATCTCTTCTACCTTTTACAGCTTCGATTGCGTCTAGCATTTCTTCTGTTATCTCAAGTTTTGGCATGATTAAAGATCCTCAAATATTTCAAATGTTACTCTAATTTGTGTTTGAAACTTGCCTTGTGGACTTGATGTTAATATCTCAGGCCCGATTGGTGAATCAAAAATAACACTTGATACTGTGATCCTATTGTATAAGTCTCTAAGCCGTTTGCAAATCGTAAAGTTAGCCCCTGCTCCTATGCCTTCTTCTGTAAACACATTTAGAAGTATTAATCCAACAACACTATTAGTACCGCTTGCATTGCCCATTGTTAGATATTCATTAGATCCAAAGCTGGTAACGCATTGAACAAAAGAATCTTCTGTAGTGCTATCAAATGCCATATTGTTGAATACAACAGGGATTGCAGGGCTTGAGGCTAGTTCTGTGGCTAGTCTTGCCTCTATAGTGGATCTAACTGTGTTTAAATCTGTTGCAGCCATAGTTTATTTACCAAATTGACCTTTCATCCAACTTTCAAGCTCTTTTGCAATTAACTCAGGAAAACCAGCAGTTGTATCTTGTCTTGTTCTGTATCTGCCTCCCCATGATGGTGGCAAGTTAGTGCCATAACATACTGGTTCTGCGTAAGGTTTATTGTTTATGATTGTTCCTCTAAATTTTTTAATTTCTGTTTGCCAAGCTTCACGAAGCTCTCCGCCAGTTCCACGATCTAATAAAGCTTTTTTAAAAGGTACTACTTGACCATTCGGCAACGTAAAAAAGTTTGGAATGGAATCTAAATCAGGATAATTATCTAAAGAAAAAACTGGTGTAGCTTTTTTTACTCTAGCTGTCCACTCCAAAGTCGTAGCAGCTACAAGGTCAACAATGTCCTCTTCAAAAAAATCATTTATTTCTGTAAGTTTTATTTCTCTTGCCATGTTTACCTCAAGATCAAATCAAAACTTATTGGTGTATTATTTTGCTCATTCGTTATAACTTGAATAATTTTAAATTCAACACTACTAATAACAACTCTATCTTTTGTAGTAGGTGCAAATGTAAGATCACCAGCAGATATAGTAAGCAACTTATCCTGAGATTCAATCAAATCATTTACTTGATTTTTTGAAACATTACTTAATGCACCTTTGATAGTTGTATCAGATGTAGATTCTGTTATAGCCCCTGTTGTTGTGTTATAACTTCCAGCCGTTACTTGCCTGATAGTTACATCGCCACCAAGTTTTTTTAATGAAGCACTTGCCGCTTTTTTTAGTGCGTTTGCAAGACTCATAATCTATAAGCGATAACTTGACCACTAGCAAGCGTAATACTTGTAATTACACCGCAAACCTCAGATGATGCTTTCATGGTTATTCCATTGATTGTTGCAGATCCATTTTCTGTAATATTCTCAGCTACAAAAGTTGCTTCTGCGTCTGATAAACAATGAACTTTACCAAATCTGCCTGTATGTGTTGCAGTATTAGTAATGATTATTGCTGCTGGGTAATCGTAGCCGTACATTTAAGACCTCTTGATAGATAAGTTTGCTCTACCGCCCATTCTAATGCCCATCAGGTAATGATCAACTATTGGCGGTATGCGATCAATCCCTACAGCACCAAAGAATCTAGGGGTTACATTTATATTACCAACACTTACAGCCGCAAAATCTTCCAACCCACTAAGCTCTAAACCATTTCTATTATTATTTAAATAAACAGCCAAAATTACTTGTGCTTTCTTGACACGATCAGGTATTTCAGTATCGGTATAATAATCAGCAACTAATCTATTTGGAAAACTTAAGCCATAAAGATTTGTATATGTGTCAGGTTTCCTTACTCCTGATCTCGGCCATTCAAGAGCCTGTGTATCAGCGACCCTTGCCCCCAAAAATTTTTCTCTATCTATTCTTTGGGCTGCGGTAAATAATGCCCTGTTTTTATTATCAGTAGTTGAATTATCCCAAGCGGCATTGTCATCACTTAGAACAAATCCTTCTATGATAGCGTTTGCATCATCAAGTGTTATGTAAGTATTGGCATTTGCACCGCCAACAGTAGCATCAAGAGTTATCGCCATTTAGTTTTACCTTTTTGGACTTAGATTTTTGTTTTGGCTTTTCAAGAGTTTGAACAAGTGAAGCTGCTTTGTGGGCAGCCTCATTTTGTTCTCTCATTCGCCTAAAAGCGAAAATTGCCATTAGCTTGATGCACCCTTAAGAGCAACAAAGTTAATAACAATAGCTTCACTTAGGTTTCCAGCAGATACGTTAGAAACTGTGACCGCAAAAGATCCAGCAGCAATCGCATTTGCATTTACCAAATATGAACCAGCAGTTCCAGCAGAACCATGACAAGCAACAACAACGTCTGTTGCTGCAATCTTGCTGTTAGTTACTGTGAAAGAAACTTCTGTGCCAGCGTCAAGCTGTGCATTGTTCATTGTGATTTGTCCAGACTCTGTGTTGAGTGTGACCCCAGTAGATTTGTTACTAGCTTGGGTAACAGTTCCACCGTCTGTTGGGCCTACTAAAGACCCAGCAGTTACTTCAAATAGTGATGGCATGATTAATCCTGATTAGATACGTTTGTTGCACGAACAATACCGATATTCTTTGTTTCATAGACTTTCGACCAAGAGCCTACAGTTTCGAGAACGCTGCGAGAGGGATTTACAGTCGATACTGCATATTTCAACCCAACAGGGTGATAGATGTAGTGAAGA